CAGTTGAAAATCTGGTTATTGTAGATAATTCCGGACTGGCTGAGTGGAATCCTGAAAAGCCAGCATGGGTTGTGAATATGTGGATTATTCGCGTTCCTTTTGGGCTTGGGTTGGTTGGCGCTTGGAATCTGATTATCAAGTCCACGCCTTATGCGCCTTATTGGGTTTTGGTGAATGATGATGCTTGGTTTGAACCTGGCACTCTAAAAGCCATTACTGAAGATGTGGATACTGAGGCTTTGAATTTCCTTGATTGTCAACCTAAATGGTCAGCGCCAGTTTTCGGCGAGGGCATGATTGATAAAGTTGGCCTTTATTGTGAAGACTTCTACCCTCTTTATTTTGATGATAACGACATGGAGCGCCGAGTCAATTTGGCCGGTGTACCTATCAAATACATTGATGCAAAAGTTCATCACGAAAATTCCTCAACCCTTGATAGTGGCTTCCATGAGGCCAACAATCGCACCTATCTAGCGAACTCTAAACTGCATGCTAAAAGAGCCTCAGAGGGCATTCTAGGGGCTGGAGAATGGTCATTAGCGGTTAGGCGAGCAAACCGATGGGATTAAGAGTGTATACAGGCGGATCGTTTGACCTTTACCATTGGGCGCATGCCGAGTTTCTAAAGCGTTGCAAAGACTTAGCCGGTCAAGACGGCGAGGTTATTGTTTCACTCAATACAGATGAATTTATCAAGGCTTATAAAGGAAAAGGGTTGGTGATGACTTATGAGGAAAGACGAAAGGCTCTCTTGTCTTGTCGCTATGTTGATGATGTTGTTTCCAATATTGGTGGCGCTGATAGCCGTCTGGCTATTGAGTTAGTTAGACCTGATTTAGTTGTGATTGGCTCGGACTGGGCAAGGCGTGATTACTATGCTCAAATGCAGTTCGACCAAGACTGGCTAGATGAACGCGGAATAACCCTCTGCTATGTGCCTTATACGCAGGGCATCAGCTCGACAGACATCAAGTCTAGGTTGCGGTTTAGCGGTAAACTAGATTCATAAACCTTAAGGATTTTTGATGGCGATTACTAATGGCTACGCGACACTTGCTCAAGTCAAGTCGGCGCTACGAATTACAGACTCAGTAGATGATTCTCTTATTGAACTGGCAATTGAGTCCGCATCTCGCCTGATTGATGCCTACACCGCGCGAGTGTTCTACGACATGGGATCACAGAGTCGTTTCTTTTCAGCAAGCGACCCTTATTTTTGCCCGATTGATGACTGCCAGACAATTACCGAAGTTGCTACCGCTCTAACCTCAAACGGAAACTACGACACCATTTGGGCTAACCCATCAAGCAACCAAAACAACGGCGACTACCAGGTTGAACCTTTGAATGCCGCTTATCCAACGGACGGTATTGTTGCACCAATTACAGGCGTTCGAGCTTTGTGGCGCTACCTATTTCCTACCATTGGCGGAAATGCGCTAGTTCGTATAACTGGAACTTGGGGCTGGTCTGCCGTTCCAACTGCAATCAAACAGGCAACTGTTTTGCAAGCCGCTCGAATCTTTACCCGAAACAACTCACCTCTTGGCGTTGCCGGTATCGGTGATTTGGGTGTTATGCGAGTATCAAGTCAACTAGATCCAGATGTTCGCCAGTTAGTCGAACCTTACCGCCGAGTAAACGGTTTCGCTTAATGGCTACTCTTAGCGAACTCCGCTCTGGAATTGCTACCCAGTTAGCAAACATTACTGGGCTTAGAACTAACTCAATTGTGCCGGATACAATCCAGCCTCCTATTGCGATTGTCGAACCAACCAGCGTCAACTATGACAAAACAATGGCTCGCGGCCTTCTTGTGCTTAACTTCAAAGCCCCAGATTTTCTTGGCAGACCACCTGTAAGAACTCGCCAAAAAGCCATTGACGCTTACATTTCAAACACCGGCTCATCTTCTATCAAGCAAGTGCTAGAATCGAATAGGACACTTGGTGGAAAGTGCAACGATCTCCGAGTGACTAATTTGAGTTCTTATGGCTCAATTACAATCGGAGATACACCATACCTCGCGGCTGAATTTGCCGTTGTGGTTTACGCAAACTAGGAGAAACAAAACATGGCAAAGTTTCTAGCCACCCAGTTCCAGATTTCACTAAATGGAACTGATCTAACCAACTCACTTCACTCAGTTACTCTTGATGTTTCAAGCAACGAAGTAGACACAACCACATTCGGCACTTCTTCAACTGTTTACAAGACAGTTCAGGGCGGTATCGTTTCTGGTTCTGTAAAACTTGATTTCTACCAGGACTATGCTGCTGGTTCAGTAGATGCAACCATCTGGCCTCTAATCAACACCATTGGAACTGTTGTTATCAAGCCGAACGGAACTGTTGTATCAGCAACTAACCCTTCTTACACTTTCAACGCTTTGATCAACGCTTACCAGCCAATCAACGGTTCAATCGGTGACCTAAGCTCTTTCTCAGTTACCCGGCCAACATCTGGCTCAGTAACTCGCGCAACCGCTTAATAAACCCTTAAACCCTACGCAATAACGAATAAATGAAAATCAACCTACGCATTGAATTTTTGTCCGGTGAATCAAAAGAAGTTAGCGCAGTAGCGCCAGACCTAGTTGCATTTGAGGAGAAGTTCAACCTAAGCGTCACTAAGTTGGAATCAGAAATGAAACTAACTCACCTTCTTTATCTTGCATGGCACGCTCTAAAGCGTACTAAGCAGACAAGTGAAGAATTTGATGCTTGGGTTGAACTTGTCGCATCTGCCGGAGCATCGGACAAAGACCCAAAATAAAAGGACTGGGTGAGTCTTCGGCTCATTGGTATATCGCAAGCCTAGCCTGCGAAACAGGGATTGCTCCCAGTCTTTTGATGAAAGAGTCTGAGCGTATGCTCTGGACAATGGGCAAGTATCTTATTGCTCGCAATCAACCGAAATAGGAATTATGGCCGAGATTGAAGTTACTGGCACAGTAAATCAATTTATCAAGTCCATGAATCAGATTGATCCTGATTTTCGTAAAACTCTTATCAAGCGTGTAAAAGATGAGGGTAAGCCAGTTGAAACTGCTATTAAAAACAACCTGCCAGTAGTTGCACCTCTTTCGGGTATGAATAACAATGGCCGTCTTGGTTGGGGCATTGGAAAACCAGTCAATTCAACTACCTTGTCATTTAAAGCAACTGCAAGCCGCTATAAAGCAGTGACACCACTTCTTAGAGTTATTGTAAATTCCCCAGCTACAGTTGTTGCAGATATGGCTGGTCGTAAATCATCCGGTTCAACTCGTTCAGGTCGCAATATGATTGCAGTCATGAATGCTCGCGCTCGCCGAGCTTCGCGCTATGTATATCCAGCCGGTGATTTGGCTAAACCAGAGGTTGAAAAACAAATCAAGATTACAATAGAAGAAGCAGCTCGCGAAACTCTAAGGAAACTCTAAATGGCCGGTCTTATCTATCCAGTTGCCTATAAGGTAGATTCCTCGCAACTGAAAAAGGCTGAGGCTGATTTTGGTAAGTTTTCTAAAGGTCTAAAAACTGCCCTTGCTGCTGCCGGCATTAGCATCGGTATTGCTGCAACTGTTCGTGCCTTGAAAGATGCCGCTAAAGCCGCAACCGAAGATATTAAAAGCCAAGCTCTTTTGGCTAATCAACTTCGCAACACAGTTGGTGCTAATCAAGACCAAATCGCATCGGTTGAAAAATCAATTCAGGCAATGCAGTTTCAAGCCTCAGTTGCCGATGACCAAATTCGACCAGCCTTTGCCTCATTAGTTCGAGCAACTGGCGACTTAGGCAAAGCAACTCAACTAACTAGCCTTGCTTTAAATGTTTCGGCTGGCACAGGAAAAGACTTGGGCGCGGTTTCTATTGCTCTTGGTAAAGCCGTAAATGGTTCAACTGGTAGCCTTCAGAAACTTGTCCCTAGCATCAAGGGCGCATCTGACCCTATGGGCGAACTGGCTAAACAGTTCAAGGGTGCTGCCGAAGCCGCGAGCAACAATGATCCATTCCAGCGAATGTCCATTGTTCTCCAGGATATGCAGGAACAACTTGGCGCAATTTTGTTGCCAATGCTCAATGACTTTGCTGCATTCCTTGCTTCGGCTGATTTTGCTAAATCATTTAGCGATTTGATTGTTGCTATCAAGTCTGCTGCCGGCGCTCTAGATGTCCTATTCAAAGGCATTTCTGGTAAAGGCGCTCTCCAAACTATTGTAAATGTGGCTGCTGCTGCCGCAACTGGAGTCGCTGAAATTGCATTCTGGCTATCTGATGTCGGCACAACTATTGGCTACATTACTCATGGTCAATGGGATAAAGCCGGTAGCCAGATGGCGACCTATTTCAGTCGTTATAACAAATTTGTAGGTGATATCTACAAGGCACAAGATAAAGCTGCTGCCAGCGCCGGAAATTATATAAGTCCTTTTAATTTCAACACTTCGCCTAATGTTGGAACAACTAAAACCGGCTCAACAAAAACTGCTACTGATACTCTCGCTGCTCAGAAAAAGGCTATTGCTGACTTTAAAACTAGCATGGCGGATCTCATTACCGGCATCAAACCATTACAGGCAGCCACTCGCGCTATCGGTCAATTTGAACAACAAGCCATTGATTCAATTGATGCTATTTCATCAAAAATCAAAGATGCCCTGGCTAACAAAACAATTACTGATTATGCCGCATCTGTTCTAAATACTTATGTCACAACCGAGGGCAAAGCTCTTGCTGCTATTGGCGCACAGCGCGATGCTCTAGCCACTAAGCGTGGCTTGGCAGAAACCCTTATTGCCGATGTCAAATCTGCCGTTATGGGCTTTGGGGACATTACAGGGCTTCTAAAGACAACAACTGAAACCGTTGTTGAAACTCAAAATGTCATTATTGATGGCATCGCTACAACAATTAGTCGTTCAGTTGAAAAGGTAACAGCAAATGACATTGTTGCCGAATATCAGAAAATTATTGATAAGACTAAGGCTTTTGCTAAGAATCTAAAGGTTTTAAAGGATGCCGGTCTAAATCAAAATCTTTTCAAGCAAATTGTGGATGCCGGTGTGGATGCCGGTGGCGCGACTGCCGAGGCAATTATTGCCGGTGGCGGTTCAACAATTAGCGAACTGAACTCGCTCTTTACTGACTTGCAAGATACTGGTTCGACTATTGCCGAGCAGACTGCCGTTGTTATGTATGGCGCAGGTGTAGATCTAACTAATGGGCTTATTGCCGGTATGAAGTCGCAAGAGCAAGCACTATTGGATCAGGCTCAAAAGATGGCCGACCAGGTTGCCGCTGTTCTAGCAAAAATGATGGCAGATCTCGCAGCCTTAAATGCTGGTAAATCTGCACAACTTCTAACAAACGCTAATGGCTTTGCTTATTCATCTGACCCAATGCTTGGTGGAACAATGGAGTCACAATTTGGTTCAGGCACACCTTGGGCAAGAACCGTCGCTGCCTATAACAACAATGTCAATGTGACTGTAAATGCTGGTCTTGGCACTAATGGTGCAAGCGTGGCTAAAGACATCGTGACTACCATCAAAGCTTATGAGCGCACCAATGGTGCAGTCTGGTCGCCAGCCTAATGCCGAAGCCAGTTCAAAAAGTAGAACTAGGATTTGACGAATCAGCCACAGGTAACTGGTTCACTCTTGATTCTGCAACTCGCGGTTTACTAGACAACACAACTTATACCCTTTCGGGCGCGGCTTATTACGATGTGACCCAGTATGTGACAAGCATCCAATCCAGTCGTGGAAAAAACCGCGAACTAGACCGCTTCAATGCCGGACATATTGTTATCCAGTTCAATAACAAAAACAGATACTTTGACCCAACCTATTTGGCATCACCTTTTTATGGTCAGATTGTGCCTCGCCGAGATGTTCGTGTAAGTGCTAACGGTGTTACTCAGTTTGTTGGTGTGTCAGATGACTGGAACTTAATTTATACACCGGATGGAAACTCTGAGGCTGAGGTTTCGGCTTATGACGGTTTTGCTTTTCTTTCACAACAAACCCTTGCCGGTGGAACAGCGACCTCTCAGTTATCTGGCGCTCGAATCAATGCGGTGCTATCTGATCCAGGTGTGAACTGGTCGCCTTCAGCTCGTGCCATTGATGCCGGTCAACAAACCCTGCAAGCGGATGTTATTGCTGCCTCTCAGGATGTTGTTGG